ACTGCTACGGGAACTTATGGTACTGGTCAATATAGTGGCGATACTCTCATACTGTCATATATACCTGGCGAAATTAGCAGTAACTTAACTTCTGAAAACTATGTTGGTATTTCTGACGCAGCATACGCTGATGGTGCTACTGCTACTATTCAATCAGCAGGAGCAGTAGATGATGCCCAATCAGGATTGACTCCTGGCCAGTCATACTTTGTGCAAGGAGACGGTACTCTTTCTACTACAGCAGACGATCCTAGCGTATTCGCAGGCGTTGCTTTAAGTTCCACTGAGATACTGATCGCAAAAAATGATTCTAGCGGAGGGGTATCAAACTATAATGATTTGACGAATCTCCCCACACTTTTTGACGGTGCATATAGTTCTCTGACCGGAGCGCCTACACTAGCAACTGTTGCTACTTCAGGGGCTTACACTGATCTTACTGGTACACCTACTATACCTTCAGCATTAACTGACATTGGTATCACAGACGGCACAGCCAATCAAGTACTCACCACTGACGGTTCTGGTAGCTTTACTTTTACTGACGCAGCCAGCTCATACGGAAATACTGAAGTTGACACTCACTTAAACACAGGCAGCGCATCAGCCAATCAGATATTAAGTTGGAATGGTAGTGATTATACCTGGGTTGAAGATCAAATTACTAGTGTGGGTACAAGTACAGTTATTGCACCATTTGCACTTGCGAATGTAGATGGTACTAGTGGTTCTGGCACCGGCATATCTTATGGCAGCTGGAATTCAGGCAGCGGAACTTTAACATTTACATTTAGCTCTGCTCAGTCAGATTCAAATTATATTGTCATGACTGATGGCGAATTTACAGATGATGGTAGATTAGCATCTGTAAGCAACAAATCAACAACAGGATTTCAAGTCAGTTTTTATGATAGCAACGGCAACACTGTCACACCTTCTTCTTTTAGCAGATTTGCTGTTGTAGTATACGGATCTACTCCTACTACAACAGTTATAGGAAGTGGTACATCTGATGTGGTTGATGATACTTCTCCGCAACTTGGAGGCAACTTAGATGTCAATGGAAATGATATCGTTTCGGCTGGTAACGGCGACATAGATTTTGATCCAGATGGTTCTGGAAATGTTATATTTAAAGGAAACAGTACTAGAGGATCGGGTGCCTTTAAACTTAATTGTGAAAATAACTCACATGGAATAACGATCAAGGGACCTCCCCATAGTGCTAATGCTGACTATACTTTAACTCTTCCGAATGATGACGGAAGTGCAAATCAAGTTTTGACTACTGATGGCAGCGGAAATTTAAGCTGGGCTAATAATAACAGTGCAGGCGGAGGCGCATGGGCTTTATTTAGTTCTACTACTATTACTTCAGCAGTTTCACAAATTGACATGGCTTTATCTTCTTCTTATAGCACTTATATGATAGTAGTTGACAATTTAGATCCTTGTGGTGCTTTGTATTTTAGATGGAAACGTGGAGGGGCGTGGATATGGTTCGACTACAATTACACAGAAACTGGAACTAGCATTATTCAAAGAACTAATCAGGCAAGATTTAAAATAGCAGGATTTGATGCTGATAATCATGCTAGTGCAATGATATTTTTAAATAACGTGAATGAAACTGGCGGTCAGAACCCTTCTCTGTTTTCTCAGGCAGTAGAAACAAATAAACAAATGACTATAGCTGGAAATAATAGTGATAGTATTTCTGGCGCAGTTACGGACATACGTTTATACTTTGACAGTAACCCAACTAGCGGATCTGTCTATATTTATAGGCTACAGACCTCATAGGAATTAATAATGGCTAGATATAAAGCGATAGAAAACGGTGTTGTGGTTGCTCTTACTCCAGAGGAAGAAGCTGAGTTAGACACAATAGAAGCAGAAGAAGCAGCGGGAGCTGACGATAGAGCCGCTGCTGAAGTAAGAGAAAAAAGAAATAAATTACTTGCTGAAAGTGATTGGGTGACTTTGAAAGCAATAGACAACAGCGGATTACTGACATCAAATCAAGCACCAGAAGAGTGGAGGCTTTATAGGCAGGCTCTTCGTGATTTGCCGACTCATGCAAACTTTCCGAATTTAGAAGAAAGTGATTGGCCGACTTCTCCCTAAGTCCTTTTATTATAAATAAAAATACGGGTAAATAAGGATAATTTAATGGCATTATCAACGAGACAAGAACTCATAGACTACTGTTTACGCAGGCTAGGGTTTCCTGTAATAGAAATCAATATTGATGAAGATCAGATCAATGACCGAATTGATGATGCTATACAACTGTGGCAAGAATATCACTTTGACGGCGTAGAACGCACATATGTTCAGCATCAAATTACTGGATCAACATTAAATCTAACTACTGCGGATGGTGCAACTTTTACCTCAACTGATACAGTCACTGGTGGTACATCAGGAGCAACTGCTAGGGTAAGTTCTGGAGATGGAACTACTATTACTATTGAGGATACGCAAGGAACTTTTGAAGCTGGAGAAACAATTACAGGATCAGATTCAGGATCAACTGCAATTTTAGATACTACTCCATATGTCGCAGGTGATATGGACAATAAATATATTCCAATCGGAAACGGTATCACAGGAATCATTAGATTATTTAATTTCGGTGGAGCGGCTACATCAAATACGAGAGATGGTAATTTGTTTGACTTGCAATATCAGTTCAGACAAAATGATCTATACAATTTGATGGGTGCTGATATGATTTATTACAGCATTGTACAGTCTCACTTGAGTACTCTAGATCAACTGCTTGTAAGCTCACGGCAAATTCGTTGGAATAGAAAAACAAACAGGCTTTACATAGATACTGATTGGGACAAGACATTTAATCCAGGAGACTATGTTGTAGCTGAGTCATATGCGATTCTAGATCCATCTGAATATTCTGAAGTATATGACGATATGTTTTTGAAGAAATACTCTACTGCTCTTATTAAAAGACAGTGGGGAGAAAATATGAAAAAATTCGGTGGTATTCAATTACCAGGTGGCGTAACTCTTAACGGTGATAAAATATTTGAAGAAGCAATTACTGAAATCAATTCAATAGAAGACGAAATGCAATCTCGTTACGAACTGCCTCCTTCGTTTTATGTAGGGTAATCTAGCCCATGCCAACTAATTTTTATTTTCAAAGCGGGCAAACTTCAGGCACTACTGCTGAACAAAGGCTGGTAGAAGACCTGACAATAGAAAGTTTGAAAATATATGGTCATGACATATATTATATCCCAAGAACTCAAATAGATGTAGACAGTATTTTTGACGAAGATACTCTTTCTCAATTTACGCAAGCCTACCCGCTAGAAATGTATTTAGAAAATGTAGAAGGATTTGACGGGCAAGGGGATTTGTTCAGTAAGTTTGGCATTGAAATTAGAGATCAAGCTACATTTGTTTTAGCGAAGAGAAGATGGGAAGATCTTACAGCAAACTCTGGAGGAGAATTTACTTTAATAGATCGCCCATCAGAAGGCGATTTATTATTCTTTCCATTAACTGGTTCGGTTTTTGAGATTAAACTGGTTGAGTTTCAAAATCCTTTTTATCAGTTAGGTAAGATTTTTGTGTTCAGAATGCAATGCGAGTTGTTTGAATACAGCTCTGAAGTCATTAATACTGGCGTTGATGTAATTGATAACATATACACGGAACAAAATATTGACATGTTCTTGTATCAATTTTTCTTAGAAAATGGAGATTTGTTTTTACAAGAAGACGGCACATCACTAATCTTAGAAGATTATGCACTGACTAAATCTAATGCAATTACTGATAATGATAATTTCATTGCCGAAAACGAAGAATATGACATTTTAGATTTCTCAGAAGTCAATCCGTTTGGTGAATTATAATGTTTAAAAATGTACAATTCTATCACGAGCATATTAGAAAAGCTATCGTAGCCTTTGGAATGGTTTTTAATAATATTCGTATAGCTAGAGATGATAAAGACGGAAATATATCTCAAGTCATGCGGGTTCCTTTGGCTTATTCAACTAAACAGAAATTCTTATCAAGAATCGCATTAATACCAGATGCAGAATCTCGAGGTGAAGTTGCTATAATTCTTCCTAGAATGGGATTTGAAATACAGCAACTTAATTATGATCCATCAAGAAAAGTTTCTCCGATACAAAGAAACAAGGCTGTTGGCACAGGTGACGATGTAAATACAGTAAGAACTTCATTCGTTTCTACTCCGTATAATATGTCAGTCTCTTTATACATATTTGCCAAGAATCAAGAAGATGGGTTACAAATAGTAGAACAAATTCTTCCGTTTTTTAATCCAGATTTTAATGTCACTGTGAATGAGATGCCTGCACTAGGCGTAAAGCGAGACATAAAGATAACTCTCGACGGAGTGGACTATGACGATAATTATGAGGGAGATTTTGCCGATAGACAAAGTATTATATGGACTTTGAATTTCACCATGCGCCTAAATTTTTACGGACTTGTTAGTAATCAGTCAGTTATCAAAGAAGCTATTGCTCAACTGTATGAGAATGATGGACTAGATCCATTAAGTGTCAAAGTAACAACTACGCCAGGAAAGAATGGAGTATCTGATACAACACTAACTCCTGAAGATGATTATGAATTTATAACTACGATACTGGAAAGTTTTAGTGGCAGTGGTGAGTAGTATGAAAAATCCTTTTGACAGCTTAGATGATGCTTTTGATACAAAAGATAAAACAAAAGCATTAGAAGCAAATCTCAAAGAAACCCGGCAAAAAAATAATCTGCCAATTCCTGCACCAGACGCAGAAAAAGACCTCGAAGATGATTTTCAAGAAGCTAGAGAAATATTAAGAAGAACTGCTGATTATAGCGATGAAGCTATTAGGGGCATAATGCATATTGCTAAAAATAGTGATCAGCCACGAGCATATGAAGTTGCTGGCCAGTTAATCAAAGGCCTTCAGGATAATGCTAATGCTATGCTTGAAATACAAGGCAAAGCAAAAAAAGTGAAAGGTGAAGAAGATAAGCCTAAAAAGGCTGTTACTAATAACAACTTATTTGTAGGCAGCACAAAGGACTTACTTAGAGCGTTGAAAGACGAACAAGTGATAGAGCATGAGTGAAGAAACATCTTATCATGGTAATCCCAATTTAAAATCTATTGGTTACAAGCACGAGTTTACTGAAGATCAGATCAAAGAGTATCTGAAGTGTCAGGATGATCCTATATATTTTATAGAGACATATTGCATGATTGTAACTCTTGATAGGGGATTGCAGCCTTTCATATTATAT